ATATACACGAAAATAGTTCACGTAACGACGTTAGAGAATGCGTAAGCCACAATAGTAAACAAGGTTATTCAGTTAAACAAACCCAACTACATTTAATGCTTACTGGTACTTACAAAGAAGAATACGGAGAAGGCGCGTTCGGTTGGCACGTTGAACGTGGAGCGCCCCCGAAGCCATTAGGCGGTAGAATATTGAAAATAGAGTGCAAAGAAGTTGATAACTCATTAGTCAAGAATGTAGATTCTTTTAAGTTTCCGTTGTAATTTAGCGACATAGCGTTTAGGGGGGGTAGAAATATCCCCTTTTTTTATGCTTATTTCCTTATTTTTAAGCGTTTTTAACCTTTGTTAAGTGTTTTTCCTTATTTAGAATAATTCTAAATTTGTAGAAAAGTGAAAAAAAATTGTTAAAAAGTTTGGTACATTGAAACTTAGTATTTATATTTGCGTATAGTTATTCACTAAACAATTAAAAAAAACGCTATGAAAACACTTAAAGAATTTACAATTTGGACTCCGAATAAATTCGGAATTGGTTGCTTTACTATTAAAGCCAAAGATTTTACGGACGCTTTTATTAGATTAGGTAAAAAAGACAAAATGAAAGATGGTTGGATTACTGACGAAGATGGAGAATGTATAACCTTTAACGCTATTTTAGGAATAGAAGAATAACAACAAAACAAGGGGTGCGACTTGGTAACGCACATTTAATTAAAACGCTATGGAAACAATTATTAAAGCCTACGAACAAGAGTTAAAAGAGAACTACGAAGAACTGCGAGACGCGTTCGGAGTATTAGACGAAGCAACTCAAAAAGCCTTCCGCGAATGGATGGTTATGGAAGAATTATTAACCCGATTAAACTTGAACGATGAAACTATTTAAGAACCTATTCAAAGACTTGGACAACGAAGGTAAAATGATGCTCAACACTTTTGTAGAATTTATAACCTTAGTTGGCTTATTTACCGTGTCCCTTTTATTAATTGCTTATTTTATTATCTTATGAACTTAGAAATCCACTACCCGATCGCGTACTTTTACGCAGAAACCTACGAAGGAGAATGTACCTTCGAACTATCCGTAGACGAAGACAACGACTTAAACGTAACTATTTGCACGGTGGTAGCCTACCGAACCGACTTGGAAATCGAATTAGAACACGTACTAACGGATTACGAACTACAATTAATCGCAACCGAGATTTACGACGACTTGTTGAACTCCGATTTACACGACGAAGTAACCCAACAAGAATACAACAACAAAATACAAATAGCTTATGACAACGGAAAGAACTCAAGACGTACAATATAACTTACCAGTGCAGATAAAATGGTGGCTAAACGGCGAAGGTTGGCTACATAGAAACGGACACTTTAACTTTAATCACTATTGTAATGTAGTACACGCGAAATATGAAAAAATACGAAATAAAACATTATTACCAACAACGACCGAACTCCCGAAGAAGGGTAAAAATATCCGTTGTCGAAGCGTATTCCCCACACCACGCTAAATTAGTTTTAGATATTTGGGAAGGATTAATAATTAACATTAAAGAGATATGACTGCAAAACAAAAAGCCGAAGAACTTTTAGCAAACTTTGGGGATATAGACCATTTAGGTGTTATAGGAGATTTTATGGGAAATTGGCAATGGAGTTCGTCTTTATGGAGACGACAAGCAAAAGAAGCCGCGTTAATTTGCGTAGATGAAATTTTAGAAACAATTTCCGAGTATCACTTGCAAGCGGAATGGTGGCAAGAAGTTAAACAAGAAATAAAAAAGATATGCAATTAAAGAACAAATTTACCACACTAATCGAAGACAACGACCTACGCAAACGTAGCCGAAAGCGGAAGTATGTAAACCAACGGGGATACCTAATTAAGTTAATGCGCCAGTACGGATTTAGCTACATAGAGATAGGCGAAATGTTAGGGCTTAACCACGCTACGTGCATACACGCGTTTAACAACGCCAACTTGTGGGAATCAATAAACGATCGCCACTTTTACAACGATACGGAACACTTACGCGCCGCGATGAATAACTTTAAGGTTAATAGAACGATGCACGATTTATACTTAGACGTTAAAACTGCGGGGGGCTTAAAAGACCTTGAACACATACAAGAACGAATAAGACGCGGGGAATATCAACTAACTTTTCAACACGATGAACAAATATTGAATTAATTAGTTATCTTTGTGAACGGCTTCCTTCGACATTATAAAGCCTAAAGATGTTATTAACCCTGTTAATGAAGTAGAGGTCGAAGGCTACGGATTTAATGGGGTTTTTTATTGCTTAAAATTTAGACCAATGGCAAAAGAAAAAAACGGGTTTGTATTGTACTGCGATGTCATACATACCGCTGAAAAACTAACCGACGAACAAGCGGGTAAATTGTTCAAACATATTTTACGCTACGTTAACGACCAAAACCCCGAATGCGATTTTGTTACCGAGATAGCCTTTGAACCAATTAAGCAAACGCTTAAACGGGATTTAGTTAAGTACGAAAACAAGCGAGCGCAAAATAAAGAGAACGCACTAAAGCGATGGAATGCGAACGCATCCGAACGCATACAAACCGATGCGAAAGATGCCGTAAGAGTAAGTGTAAGTGATAGTGTAAGAGTAAGAGATATAAATACTATACCTTCTTGCGAAGAGTTTATAGCTTATGCTTTGAGTAAAGAACCAACCGCAGATAAAAACGAACTACGATTAAAGTACGAAAGTTGGAAGGTTAATGATTGGTCAACTAATGTAAAAGGTAAGAACAAAAAAATTCTAAATTGGAAATCAACTATTTTGAACACGTTACCTTATATTCGCAAAATTAACCCGAATGATATTTCGGACGATTTACAGCAAACGGCTAACATACTGGCGAAGTTAAATTACATAGATACTAAAGATTACAAAAATGCTGACTAAACAAGGGGATTCATTACAATACTTACTTGACTACAAAGAAGGTAAGATTAAACGCGGCTTAAAAATAGATTGCCCGTTAGACGAATACTTACGCTTCAAACCTAAACAACTAAACATTATTTTAGGACACGACAACGTAGGTAAAACGTATTGGGTATTTTGGTATTTCCTTGTTCTCGCACTTAAACACGGACTTAAATTCTGCATATGGTCGGGAGAAAATCAAAAGGGACAAATTCTTAGAGACCTTATTCAAATGTATTCGGGCGAACCTTTTAAGAATCTAACTATTAATCAAATTCAAAGCTATTCCGCTTACCTTGAACAATTTTTTTACTTCGTGGATAATAGCAAACTTTACAAGCCGTTGGAACTTTTGGAAATCTTCGCTAAGTCCAAATGCGAGGTAGGATTAATTGACCCGTTCACTGGGTTAGATCGCGAAATGACCTACGAGGGAAATTATACTTTTATGAACAAGGCGCGGGAATTCGTAAACAAAACGGGTATGACTATCTACATAAACACGCACCCAAATACCGAAAGTGGACGAAGCGCCAACCTATACACCGATGGAGACTTTAAGGGACACTTAAAGCCACCACTTAAAGACCACATAGAAGGCGGGAAGGCTTTTCTAAACCGATGCGACGATATGTTTGTAATACACCGACTAATTAAGCACGAATCAATGAAGTATAACACAATGATAGGAGTTGAAAAAATTAAGGATATGGAAACGGGCGGGAAGCATACTGGTATAAACGACCAAATTTTATGTAATTTTAACTCGGGATTAGGCTTCGAAGTTTACGGAATCAACCCGTTAAAAGATATGAGAACACCAAAGAAAAATAATATACCTTTTTAGTTATGGACGATTATACAATACTACGAAGCCAAGTTTTATTAGGGTTTACCTACGTAAAGATTCAAAGTAGTTTAGACGAAATAAAGACGAAGCACCCAAATAGAACGGACTTAATTAATTCAATGGAAGAAACGTTAGAACACATTCAAGAAGTTAAGTTATCGTGGAATCAGTTTGAACAAGAATTTAGAGCGATGCGCCAAAACGGATACCGAACCGATTTAATTAACTTGGATTTACGAGAGGAAAACAATAGGCTCAAAGCCGAACTAAACGCTATAAAATTTTAGATATGTTAAAAGTAGGAAGCGACTTTTCGGGGGTTGGTGCATTTAATCAAGCCTTAATAAGATTAGGAAAACAATATAAAGAAGTTTTTGCGTGTGATATGGATAAATACGCACGACAAACATTTATAGAAAATTACGGAGAGCCAGAATACTATCCGACAAATGTTTACGATCGTAAAATACCTATAGATAGTTTAGATATTTATATGACTTCTCCACCTTGTCAAGCATTTTCGTTAGCGGGAAAACGATTAGGAAAAGACGATAAACGCGGAATTTTATTCTTTAATTCTTACGAGTTTATTCAAGTAAACAAACCACGTTTTTTTATATTTGAAAATGTTAAGGGATTACTTTCGGACGATAACGGTAAGACCTTTAGTGAATGGGTAAATATGTTAGGTGGTAAATCAGTTAACGGAGTACCAGTATTATTCCCTTACGAAGAATCCGTTCCTTATCATTTATATTGGAAAGTTCTAAACGCAAAAGAACACGGAGTACCACAAAACCGAGAACGTGTGTTTTTAATTGGTATTCGAGACGATTCGGATAATAAGTTTCAATTTCCAAAAGAAGAACATTTAACAAAACGTCTTAAAGACGTATTAGAAGAAAACGTAGAAGAAAAGTATTTTTTAAGCGAAAAAATGATTTCTCATTTAAATAATTACGAAAGGAGCGTTCCTTTTATTAATGAAAATACAATAAATGTAAAAACGATAACTTCCAACTATTCAAAACAAAGTAGCGATTTACAATATTTAAAAATTAAAAGCGCAACCGCCAAAGGTTACGAAGAAGCAACCGAAGGAGATTCAATAAATTTTAGTGTATTAAATAGTGAAACAAGAAGGGGAAGGGTAGGTAAACAAGTAGCACAAACGTTAGATACTGCGTGCAATCAAGGGGTAATAAATAATTTTCAAATAAGACGTTTAACACCCCGTGAATGTTTTCGATTAATGGACTTCCCAAATACCTTTACTTGGCCTGTATCGGATTCACAAGCATACAAACAAGCGGGTAATTCAATAGTAGTAAACGTTCTTTACAAAATACTAAAAAATTTGCCGTTATGAGGTGCAAAAACTGCAAAGCCGTATTTACCCCCGTTAAGTTTAATCAAAAATATTGCTTAGAATCCGATTGCGTTCGTGTTTGGGTAGAATCGGAAAAGGAAAAGCAATGGAAGAAGAAGAAGAAACAATTAAAAGACGAACTCCAAACCTTACCCGAGTTACTTAAATTAGCTCAAATAACGTTTAACAAGTACATACGACTAAGGGATAAAGATAAACCTTGTGTAAGTTGTGAAAAGCCGTTAGGAGCGAAATATGACGCGGGACACTATTTTAGTATGGGTGGACACAAAGCCGTAACATTTGACGAAGACAACGTACACGCTCAATGCGTAACGTGCAACCAGTACAAACACGGAAACTTATTGAATTACCAAATAGGAATACAACAAAGAATAGGAGCAGATAGGTTATTAGAATTACATTCCCGCGCTCACGATGTCAAGAAGTGGACAAAAGACGAACTAAACGAAATTATTAAACGCTATAAACAAAAGATAAATGATTTCCAACAAGGCTAAAGAACTATCGAGTAACGAACACATTCAGCACTCACAAGAAACGGGAACGCAAGGCGAATACAATTTTATTCAAGCGTGTAAAAAAAACAAAATCGAATTTAAGAAATCTACCGCAAACGAGGATATATTTTCGCACGTGGACTTCTTTATTTACGGAAAAGGAATAGACGTTAAAGGCTATAAAAAAAGCCACTCCGAGGGGTTTATAGTTGTTGAGTTTAAGAACGTAAACGGGTACGCTGGTAGTTGCTCAAACGAATCTAACGCGGAATGGATAGCGTTTCAATTCGAGGAATGTTTTTGGATAGTACGAAAAGACGAACTATTAAGGTACTGCCGTAAAAACGTTAAAGTAGAAATGGTAAGCGAGTTTAAGGATTGTTATAAGAAACTATACACCCGTAAAGACCGCAAAGACTTAATGACAAGGCTACATTTAAGCGACCTTAAAACCTTTAATTTTATTTGGAAGTTAAAGTTTTAGAATAATTTTAACATTTTTTAACAAATTAATTATATCGAAGTATTGCTATTAAACTAATTACCTTTATATTTGTGTATAATTAAAAACAAACGCTATGAAAACAACAAATGAAATCTTAAAAATGACACATCAAGAATTGATTAATTCAAGTGATGAAATAAAACAAATGTATCGTGAAGCAAAAACAATGGAAAACTTAACTAAAGCAACAAATTTAATTGCTCAGGGTTACAAGCACTTACAATTCCGACAAGGCGGATGTATTCAAAAAAAGAAAAATTCAAACGGTGAATTTTATGTAATTAAAAACGGGTACGGAACGGGAAAAGTAACAAACACTTTTTTAACATTAAAAGAATGTTTAATTGAATTACAAGGTTGCGGATGGGGAGAAATCGTAGAATATAAATAACAAAACAAGGGGTGCGACTTGGTAACGCACATTAATTTTATACGCTATGAAACATTTATTTAAATCGTTGGCAGCCTTCCAACAGGAAGTACCCGTAATTCACAAGGGTACACAAGGCTTCGGGTATAGTTACGCAGATTTACCCGCTATCTTTGAAAAGATTAACCCACTACTAAAGAAACACGGATTAGGGTTTACGCAGTTGTTAGACACTAAAGAAGGTGTCGACTATATTGCTACCGTTATTTTCCATATTGAAAGTGGCGAAACTTTAGAATCTAAAGTAGCCATTCCACAAGTTACGTTAAAAGGAATGAACGATTACCAATCATTCGGAAGCGGGGTTACTTACTTTAGAAGATACGCGCTTAGTTCCGCACTCGGATTAGTTACCGACAAAGACACGGACGCAAGTGGCGAACAAGTAAAACACGAACCAAAGAAACCTAATATCGACCAAAAGCGTTTAGGCAAAGCCTTAGAAGCAATCGCAGAAGGTAAATACACTAAGGACGAACTACTGGCGAACTTTAGTTTAACTGATTCTCAAATCAAATTACTCGAAAACGTATGAAAGTCCGATGTTCTCAAATTGGTAAGATAATGACTAACCCCCGCAAGACGGGGGAAGTCCTAAGCCAAACCGCAAAAACCTACGTTCAAGACCTTGTCTTAGAAGAAAAATACGGAATCCGTAAAGAATTTAGTTCACGTTATACCGACAAGGGTAACGAAGTAGAAGACTTGTCGATAGCGTTAGTTAACGAGGTACTGAATTACAAGTTTATCTATAAGAACGACGAACACTTTAACAACGAATGGGTAACGGGTACGCCCGACGTAAACACGGACGAAGTATTAATAGACGTTAAAAGCAGTTGGGACGCTTCTACGTTCCCGTTCTTCGAAACTGAGTTACCTAATAAAGATTACTTTTACCAACTTCAAGGGTATATGTGGCTTACTGGAAAAACGGAATCCGTGTTAGCTTATTGTTTGATCGACACCCCGTTAGAAATGGTAGAAGACGAAGTAAGACGAGCGCATTGGAAGTTACACTTAATCGAAGAAAACACGGAAGTAAGAAACGAAATAGAATCTAAACACAAGTTCGGACATATACCAAACAACCGCAGAGTTAAATATTGGTTCGTTCAACGCGACGAATCCGTAATAGAAGCAATCAAAGAACGCGTGGAGCTATGCCGTGAATACTATAACTTATTAATGAAAACGATATGACACTTTTTAACTTAGACGAATTTTCGGAAGATTGGAAAAAACATTATATAGGAATGCCCGAATATAATAACGTAAAACCTTTGCCACCCGAAATAACCGCTACTTTTAAGTTTAGAAATAAAGAAGATTTTGATAAATTTATGCAAGTAGTTAAAGAATTGTTATACGATAATAAAAGAGTATTTGACGGAAAACAAAAAAAGAACGAGTATTCTGCTTGGTTTCCTTTAGATTCAAGACCTTCGGAACATATTTATATAGTACAAAATGAAAAATAAATACCCAATTTATGTACCGACAAAAGGAAGGTTTGAAAGTAGAAAAACCATAAAAGCCCTTTTGGAAATAGGAGCAGAATTTAAGGCGGTTATTGAGCCACAAGAATACGATTTATACAAAACAATACTTGACGATAGTTATATTCTTGTTTTGCCATTTTCAAAACCTACCGACCATTCAATGTTAGTAACCGTTAGAAATTGGATTAAAGAACATTCAATAAACGAAGGGCATAAAAGGCATTGGCAATTAGACGATAATATCAAGGCTTTTTATAGAATGAACAATAACAAACGAAATAAGGTATTATCTCCCGTTATATTTAGATGCGTAGAAGATTTTGTAGACAGGTACAAAAACGTAGCTATGGCTGGATTAAACTATATGAATTACGCAATACCCGACGGAAGGCCACCATATTTTTTGAATAGTAGAGTTTATTCGATGAGTTTAGTAAACAATGAACTACCTTACCAATGGCGTGGAATATATAATGACGATACCGATATATGCTTAAGGATGTTAAAAGACGGATATTGCACAATAAATTTTAACGCGTTTTCGGGGGATAAAGATGCCACTATGGTAACAAAAGGAGGAAATACCCCTATTTACACGACGGGAGATTTAAGAAGCAATTTTGTAGATAGTTTAATAGAACAACACCCCGATGTAGTTAAAAAAGTATGGCGGTTTAATAGGTGGCATCACGAAGTAAATTACAAACCTTTTGCGAAAAATAAATTAATACTTAAACAAGGAATACAAATAGAAAATAAAGTAAATGAATACGGAATGAAATTAATTAAAACAATATGAACATAACACAAGAAAACGAGCCAATAAAACACGAAGACACTATTCTAGTTTCGGTAATGACAAAGTACCACGAACGGAGTAAACGCGGGATACGAAAATACGGAACGAACTTAGATAGAAAAGACGTTGATTTATTAGGGTGGTTAAACCACTTACAAGAAGAACTAATGGACGCTACTTTATACATAGAAAAACTAAAGAAGGAAATATGAAAGCAATACTTGAATTTAACTTACCCGAAGACGAAGCGGAACATTACTGTGCCATTAAAGGTACTGCAATGCTTAATGTTCTTTGGGAACTTCAACAAGAACTACGTAAGCTATACAAGTACGAAGAACTAAACGAAGACGAATATAAAATAGTTGAGCGGATGCGGAATTTTCTAAACGATAGCTTAAACGATCACGAAATAAACCTAGACAAATGAAGTACGGAATAATCTTTTTAAGCGCTTTAATAATCGAAATATGTTCTACGTTTTACATTAGATACGTTTCGGAAGCGAACACGTTAGGAATGTTATTCTTTGCGTTTATAGCGCCGTTCCTTGGTTTGCCCTTTGCGGGTTATATGGTAGAATCAAAACTTTGGAGCGAACGAATTAAAATGGCTTTCTCGTTAGCCTTTGGATATGTAACGGGAGTAATAATAGTAATAAATTTAATCAAATAAAAAATGGAAACAAAAAACAACACGGGAGCAATCTTTAAGAACGACAAAAAGACGAAGGAAACGCAACCCGACTACCGAGGTAAAGTAAACGTAAACGGAAAAGAAATGGAAATAGCGTTATGGCTTAAAGAATCTTCCAAAGGCACAAAGTATTTTTCGTGTTCATTTAGCGAGCCATATGTGAACGAAACACCGAAACAAGTTCACACCCAAGTAATAGAAAAAGACGATTTACCCTTTTAATTATGTTTATAGACGATAACAGCCTACGGAAGGAGTTAAAAGAAATTCTTCTTACGAAAACACGAAACCAAATAGTAAAGGAAATAAAGTCCAAAGGCTTAAAGATGCACCAATATACAATAGACCGCTTTTTAAGTGGCGCACTAGTAAGCATAAAAACATTAAGAACTTTAGACGAATACGTTTACCGAACTCAAAAAGGTTTTAAGTAAAGAAATACCCCGCCGTAAAAAGTGGGGTTTTTTGTAAAATTTTGTGTTTAGAAATTAATCATTATATTTGACAACAAACTAAGCAAATGGAATGGCTTAAAATAGTAGCAAAAGATCACAAAGAATGGGTTAAACTCGTTCAAAGTTTTGGCGAGGATTTCTTTGCAGAAGACATCGTACAAGAATCTTACCTTAGATTACATAAGTATTGCAAACCCGAAAACATTATACAAGATGGACAAATTAACAAAGGTTTTATGTATTTTGTTCTACGCAATCTTTACTTATTACATATTAAGAGCGAAAAGAAGAACGCAATGGTAAGCCTTAACGAGTTAGCGGTATTAAAAGACGAACCAAACAACCTAACTAAAGAAGAAGCCTATACAAGGTTACTGAGTAAGATACACGAAGAAGTTGATTCTTGGCACTGGTATGATAAACAACTATTCACGATCTACAAAGACACGGATTTATCAATAAGGGATATAGCAAAAGAAACCACGATTTCAAGTAGTTCAATTTTCAACACGTTAAAGAACTGCAAAAGCAAAGTAAGAACAAAGTTCAAAGAAGACTACGAGGACTACAAAAACGAAGATTACGAATTAATTAAATAAATAACTATGGGACGACCAAGAAAAAAACAAGCCGAAGGATTAGGCGATACGGTAGAAAACATTTTAGAAACTACAGGAATAGCAAAAGTAGCCAAATGGGTATTAGGCGAAGATTGCGGATGCGAAGAACGCAAACAAAAGTTAAACGACCTATGGCGCTATACTAAACCCGAATGCCTAACGGAAGACGAATACACCTACTTAGACGAATTCTTTAAGAAGGGTAGAAATTCAGTTGCACCCAGTGAGCAAAGAGAATTATTAAAGATTTACAACCGAGTATTAAAACAAAGAATGCAACCGACTTCGTGCGGTAGTTGTCTACGGGAAGTAGTTAACAAATTGAACCAACTTTACGCCATATATAAAGACGAACAAGAAAATGGGAAGACCGAATAAAATACATAGTCCCGAACACCTTTGGGAACTATTTACCGACTATAAAAGCCAAGTAAAAAACAACCCTATCTTAAAACACACTTTCGTAGGTAAGGAAGGAAGAAGCGAATACAGCGAACTCGAACGACCTTTAACCATAGAAGGCTTCGAATGTTATTGCGCGGATTTAGGAATAATACAAGACCTATCTAATTATTTTGCTAATTCGAATAATAGATATAAACGCTTTTCAACTATCACTACGCGCATACGTAAAGAAGTACGCAACGACCAAATTGGTGGAGGTATGGCGGGAATCTATAACCCAAGCATAACCGCACGACTAAACAACTTAGTAGAGAAAAAAGAAATTACCAACGTAGAGCAACCACTATTCCCCGATGTTCAAGAAGACAACGGCAATCAAGAAGATTCTGAATCTTAAAAAACGTGTTAAGATTATTCAGGGCGGAACTTCAGCGGGTAAGACGTTCGGAATAATACCCGTATTAATTGATAAGGCCGCACGAAACGAAGGAATCGAAATAAGCGTAGTTGCCGAAACTATCCCGCATTTAAGAAGGGGAGCGCTCAAAGATTTCTTAAAGATAATGAAATGGACGGGACGTTTTTTCGAAGATAGGTTTAACAAGTCTCTTTTACGTTATGAGTTCGCCAACGGAAGCGTAATAGAATTCTTTTCCGCAGATGATTCGAGTAAACTACGGGGAGCAAGGCGCGACATTCTTTATATCAACGAATGCAATAATGTAACGTTTGATTCTTACAACGAGTTAGCTATTCGAACACGAAAAGAAGTTTATTTAGATTTCAACCCCGCCCAAGAATTTTGGGTGCATAAGGAATTAAAAGACGAACCCGACTCGGATTTTCTTATTTTAACATACAAGGATAACGAAGCCTTAGACCAATCCATTATAGACCAAATAGAAAAGAACAAAGAAAAGGCGAAGACAAGTTCTTATTGGGCTAATTGGTGGAAGGTTTACGGCGAAGGTCAATTAGGAATGTTAGAGGGCGTTGTTTTCTCAAATTGGAAAACAATAGACACGATACCAAAAGAAGCGAAGTTGTTAGGAATAGGGTTGGACTTTGGTTACACGAACGATCCGACTGCGATAATAGAAATATACAATTACAACGGGCAACGAATAGTTAACGAATTAGCTTACCAAACGGGGTTACTTAATAGCGACATCGCAAAACTCCTACCAAAACACGTACCCGTATACGCGGATTCTTCCGAACCGAAATCAATAGACGAAATAAAACGCTTCGGGGTAACGATTAAAGGAGTAACCAAAGGTAAGGATTCAATAAACTACGGAATAGACGTAATTCAGCGTAACGAATACTTAGTTACTGCGAATAGTCAAAACCTAATTAAAGAACTACGCTCGTACGTTTGGGACACGGACAAGCAAGGAAACCGCTTAAACAAGCCAATAGATTTTAATAACCACGCTATCGATGCGTTTAGATACCACGAAATGGAAACGCTCGGAATAGGCTCAAACTACGGAAGCTATGCAATACGATAAAACGAACGATATGCAAGTAATGATTTCTCGCGTAGAACAATACATACACGAGCGTACTGGCAAACGGGTTAGAATAGTGTTTAACAATATGCCACGTTTTACGGCTCACTTCGATATGCTAATTAAGGCACACGAGTACGTCGTGAATTACAAAAACACGAATAAATAGTTTAATAAATATGAAGTTAGAAATAGACGTTCCGAGTTCAATTAACGAAATCCCTTTAGTAAACTATCAAAAGTTTCTGAAGTTGCAGCAGTCTTCCAACGACGAAGAATTTATAGCTCAAAAAATGATAGAGATATTTTGCGGTATTCAGTTAAAGGACGTTGTTAAAATGAAATTGGTTAGCGTTAACGAACTTATCTTACACTTCAAAAATATATTCGCAGAAAAACCAAAGTTCAAACCTACCTTTAAGATAGGGGAAATCGAATACGGGTTTATTACGGACTTAGAAAATATAAGTTTTGGCGAATACGTAGACTTAGATAACTACTTAGCGAAGTGGGAAGACTTCCATAAGGCAATGGCGGTAATGTATAGGCCTATCAAAATACGAAACAAAGATAAATACGAGATAATCGAATACAACGGAGCGGGCGAATACGCGGAACTAATGCAGTACGCGCCAATGGACGTAGCTATATCCGCTTCGGTTTTTTTTTGGACTTTAGGAAGCGAGTTGTTAAGCGCTACCCTAAATTATTTAGAGAAGGAACTAAAGACGATGACCGCGAACGAACAAGCGACTTTAGTGCACGAACTCAATTCGGAAAAAAGTGGGGGTGGTATAGTTCAATCTATGGACTCGCTAAGGGAGACCTTACAAAGTACGACGAAGTTACTAAATACGGATTATATAAATGTCTTACCTATCTCACATTCGAAGCGGAAAAGAACGAAATCGAATTAATGGAAATTAAAAAAAGTTATAAATGAACGGATACTACTCACTACTAAACGAACTAAGAACCCACTTTAACTCCGATCCGTTGGTTAACACCGTGTCGCAAGGTTCTATTTTTAACGTGGACTTAGGCAAACAAACTATTTTTCCACTGGTTCACGTTATGGTAAATCAAGTTACTTTTAACGACAACGTAATGACTGCGAATGTAACTTTAATGGCTATGGATAACGTAAGCCAACGCAAAGAAGAAGCGCCCGACACGTTCGAAACTGCGGACAACGAAATAGACGTTTTGAATACTCAACTTGCGATATTAAACCGCGCATTTGAAATGCTTAAACACGGAAACATATGGGATAACCTTTACCAATTAAACGGAGCGCCTACGTGCGAGCCTTTTATAGAACGCTTTGAAAATTATTTAGCGGGTTGGGCTATGACATTCGATGTAGATTTCCCTAACGATATGACACGTTGTTAAATGGACAAGGAACTACAACTTAAAGCGCTCGAAGAATTTAGGGACTATGTTATATCCAAGGCGAAAAGTAACCTACGCAATAAAAAAAGCACGGGAAATTTAAGTAAAAGTTTGAACGCTGAAGTAAAGGTAATGCCGAATTCAATTCGTTTCTTTTTTGAAATGGCGGAATACGGATTTTACCAAGACAAAGGGGTAAGCGGTACACGCAAAAAATATAACACGGAATTTAGTTACACTACCAAAGCACCACCACCCAAGGCGTTCGACAAATGGATAGTAAGAAAAGGAATAGCGCCACGCGATAAAAGCGGAAAATTCTTAACGCGTAAATCTTTGCAGTTTGCTTTGTCGCGGTACATATTTGTAAACGGAATTAAACCGAGTTTATTTTTTACACGACCTTTTGAAGCAGCATTTAAGAACTTACCGAACGAACTTATAGAAGCCTACGGGTTAGAATCCGAAGAACTATTTGACACGATAATGAAAGAAAATTTTAAGAACTATGCCAATAAATAGAATATTTGCACGAAGCCCGTATATTATAGAAGTAAACGAAGTAGGGCAAAGCGGAAGTAAGATAGAATTATTTATATATCAAAACGGAACAACCCCGCCACCTTCGCCAAGTTACACGTTAGAAAAGTTAATACCTTCTTCCAACGACATAAAAAATTACTATAATATTTCTCCGTATTTAATGGAGCAAATTAAACACAATACCGTATCTCAAAATTACTCTACCGATTCGGGAATATGGAACGTAGAAAACTACATTAAAGTAGACGTAAAGCGTTATAAGTTAACGTTGTCGGGTTATGTTTTATTAAACACTACTACTTATTGGGCGTTTGATGGATTCGGCTATTACTCACAAGGATATAACCCTTTGCATATTGGAATAATGCCCGTACACTTAGACCCAAAAGATTACTACTACTGGGTAGACGCAAATAACAACCCCGCAGTTAACCAATTAGAACGAGCGGGTACGTTTACGGCTTATTTAAGAACGGGAAGAACGATTAGGTACACGCAATTTCAAACGGGTTTAACATATTCGTATAGCGTGCTAACCGATGACGTTTTTAACCTTTATCGTGTTTACCCAAGTTACTATTTAACAGGAAACAAAGTAGAAGTTTTGGTAGGGGCATCGGTTGTTTGGGAAGCCAATTTTTACCCAATAGAAGAATGTAGGTACGACGTAATTACAATAGATTTTATTAATATGTACGGAGCGTGGCAACGTGAATTTATGTTCAAAGCGTCCTACGAAAGTTTATCTACGACGGCAACCGAATTTAACTTAATGCAAACGATGGGTTTATCGGGTTCTTGGAATACTGAATTAAACCAACGCCAAACATTCAACACTAACGGAACAATAAGCTACCGAGTTAACACGGGTTGGGTAGACGAATCGTTTAACTCAAATATTCAACAACTACTTTTAAGCGAACGAATCTTACTTAATAACGAACCCGTTAAAATGAAAACTAAAGAGTTCGAAAAGCAAAAGAACATAAACAATAAGACGATTAATTACGTACTGGAATTCGAACAAAGCAACGACTTAATTAACAACGTGATTTAATGAAAAGACAGGTTCGCATATTTGTAGAAGGACGGAAGTTAGATTTATTCAACGACGAAACAATAGAAGTAAATTCTACGATTCAAAATATACAGGATATTAGTAAAACCTTTACGGACTTTTCGCAGTCGTTTACAATACCCACGAGCGTAAATAATAACGCTATTTGGGAATACTTTTACGAGAACGCGTTAAATAGTTCTATAAACTACCAAGAACGATTAGACGGCTACATAGAAATAGATATGACCTTCTTCCGTAGGGGTAAAATCCAAATGGAAAAGAGCCAATTAAAAAACGGACAAGCGGATAACTATACGATAACGTTTTACGGGGATGTAACCACGCTTAAAGATTTAGTAGGCGAAGACCTATTAAGCGACCTTGACTACACTACAATAAACCACGATTACACGTTTAACGAGGTTTTTGATAGGGTACAAAATTACGGAACGGATTGGGACGTATGTTACCCGCTAATTACTTCTAATCGAATATGGGAGTATTTAAGCACGCAACCGCAAAGTAATATCCCCCAGTGGTTAATTCCATTTATGGGTTCGAATTCAAACGACATACATACGAATTCGGGCGCAATAGATTACCGAGAATTATTTCCCGCAGTACGGGTAAAATCTATTTTCGATATTATCGGACTTCAATACGGAGTAACTTTTACGGGAGCGTTTTTAAGCGATCCGAAATTCACTCAGGCTTATTTGTGGTATAAAAATAAAAATACTTACGCGTTTACGGGCGAAGCGCAAAGCGTTATATTTAATTCGGTTGTTAGTTCGTTTTTACCTACATACCCGCTTAATTTATATGTAGACCCAACGTTAGGTAAAATAAGTACAATTTATTTGAATGGTGCGAGTTTTCACGAAGTAACAATGGCGGTTAATACCATTTCGTCTTTAACTATTCCGTACTATGTAGATGTTTATCGAAACGGAGCGTTTTTCGCTACGTGGAACGGGTTAGGGTTTACGTTAAATGGCGCGTTAAGTAACATTCCAAACACTTTAGGGCTTAACGATTACTACACCTTCCAAGTACGCGCAGAAAGTACGTTAAACATTGATTTTTATGTAACTTATTCCGTTAGTTATTTTATAAGCGGAACGCTAAACACGGACTTTATTACCTACGACACATTTACAAACGCCTTAACAACGTTCACGGACTTAGCGCAGTTAGCGCCAACGATGAAAGTAACGGACTTCGTTACGGGGATTCTTAAACAATTTAACTTAACGTGTTTTGGTACTGGCGTGAACACTTACGAAATCGTACCTTTAGACGATTGGTATTCTGCGGGTGCGGTAATAGATATAACCGAGTTTACGGACAAAACCGAAATAGGAGTAGACCGCGTTAAACTTTACAAAAAGATAGGCTTCGCGTTTGAGCAATCCAATTCGTTAATGAATAAAGCGTTTTTTGAGCAGGGGTTAAAGGAATACGGAAACACGGAATACCAATACCCATACGACGGCGGGGAATTTACTATTAAAGTTCCTTTTGAGAATCTTTTATTCAATCAATTTTCAAGCGGTGGAACTCCAACGGGTTTACAAGTTGGTTATTCGTTAGATAGCGCCTTCGCGCCTTACATACCTAAGCCGTGTTTATTGTACAAGTTCGGTGGTGTTAATTTAGTTGACCATATACATTTTACGGACGGTTCTTCGCATAACACCACGAATGATTATACGATGTTCGGACAAGACTTAACCGACAACGGAATAAAGTATAGCACCAACTTTGCGCCCGAAACTTCGTCTTATTGGTTAACTCCGATTCAACAAAGCATATTCGCTACGTATTATTTTCCTTACTTGACTAATTTATTTAATCCAAAAAATAGGCTAACAACTATTAAGGCGAATTTACCCGTTTCAATTCTTACGGGGTTGAAGTTGAACGACCGCTTAATCATTCGGGATAAGCGTTATTTAATTAACGAAATGAAAACGAATTTAGTAAGTGGGGAAACTACCTTCCAACTACTTAACGATTTTATGCCCGTGTTACCCGCGAGAATAATTAATGCTTCGCCAAATACGCCCACTTCGCCACCACCACCACCCGTACCAATCGTAGGAGTTCCGATTACGTTTCCTAACTTAGCACCAAGCCGAGGTAACACGATACGAGCCACTTTTTCAAGTTCAAACCCCGATGTAATTTTACCCGCGCCAATAACAAGTAGCCAACGGGTAATATTTAATTTACCACCAACACTGGGTGCGGATGACCCGAACGCGGTTATAAGCATAAGCGTAATTTTTGAAGGTAGCAACGGAAGCGAACAAACGCAAGAAATAATAATTATTAGGCAATGAGTTATATAAACCAAATAGTGCAACTTTTACAAGTAGCGGATTTCGTAGGCGAACACGAATATATTGAAATCGCAAAAGGAAAGTACAAACTAAACGACAAAATAAAGCCAGCGTACAAACAAATGCTACGCGAGTTATATATAAAAAAAATAGAAAGAAATGGCGGAAAAACGAACGATTGAATTAGAGGTTCAAAGTGATGTAAAACCACTAAAGGCGCAATTAAAAGAAGCCGTTACGGAACTTGAAAAAATGGTTTCCCTTTACGGGGAGCAGTCCGAGCAAGCGGTAATAGCAGCAAAACGGGCAGCGCAATTAAAAGACAAAATCGAAGACACGAACGATATGTTAAAAACATATAAGGGGGAAGGAACGTTTTTAGCAATGAATAAAGCAATGACGGCGGTCGCTTCGGGTTTTAGTGCAGTCGAGGGCGGGTTAGCGTTAGTAGGAGTTGAAGGGGAAGCCGTACAACAAACTATGATGAAGGTACAGGCGGCTATGGCTTTGGCTCAAGGGCTTGAGGGCTTAGAAGACGCGGGAAGGGCGTTTAGCACGTTAGGTACAAAGATAAAAGACGTAGTTTTAGGGTTAGTAAAGAAAAACGCAGTAACCGCAGCGGGTGCAGCCGTAGACAAAACTAACGTAGCCACTACGGTAGCGCAAGGAGTTGCTTCTTCGGGGTTAGCAACCGCACAAACGGGCGTAGCGGTTACCACTGGGGTAGCGAGCAACGCAATGAAATTATTTAGAATTGCTTTGATTTCTACGGGTATCGGTGCAATCGTTGTGGCGGTTGGTTTATTAATTGCAAATTTTGACACCGTCGCAAAAGTTATTCAAAATCCAATAAAAGAGTTTGAAAAATTAGGAGTTTTTGGAAAAATTGTTGCGTTCACTTTTATGCCCTTGATTGCAATATTTCAAGGCGTAGCAAAAGCACTTCAATTTTTTGGCGTAATAGATAGCGACGTTACAAAAGAAATGAAGGCAAACGCAGAAGCACACACGGAAGCGGTTATTAAAAGCGCGGATAAACGAGCGAAGGCAATCAAGAAGGAACAAGACGCAACCGACGCGAAGTACACGCATGAAATCAACATGGCGAAGGCTTCGGGTAAGGCAACTTACGAAATGGAACTTTCTAAGGCGAAATCACACTTGAAAACTGGGCGCGTTTTCTTAGAAGTTCAAAAATCTAAAATGAAGGCTATAAAAGCCGAAATGGATTTATTGTTAGAAACGGAAGACAAGGACTCCGATAGATACAAGGAGTTGAAAAAACGAACGGAGGCAGTCCGTAAGATAATGGACGAAACCTACAAAGACAACGTAGACACAAAGCACTCCATTGAAATAATGGAAGCCCAACACCAAAAAGAAATGGCGGATAAGGCTAAGCAAGGAGCGGATAAAGCAAAGCAAACCGCAGAACAAAACCGCAAAGCATATATAGACAACTTAAAGAAACAAAACGACGACCAAGCAAAATTAGAAGAAGAAGCCGAAAACCAAAAGCTCGCGTTATTGCAAGACGGGATAGACAAGGAAAAGGCGCTAAGACAAGACGCGTTTAACGATTACCGCGATAACTTCTTAAAGGAACGAACGCAAGAAGAACAAGCCGCCTTAAATAAACAATACGAAAGCGGAAAAATAAGCCGTGAGGAATATAATAAAGCCGTAGAAGAACTAAGGTTAAACGCAGAATCTAAACTAACGGAGCAAGAACGCCAAATTTTAGTAAACGCTAAAGACCTATTGAATAAAGACTTGTTAGCAATAGACGAAAAGCACCAAGCCGAAGTAAAAAAACGCACCGAGGATTTTCAAAAGAAAATGCAAGAAGACGAAAAGAAAAGGCGGTTAGATTTCGATATGCAAATAGAGCAGATACAAGAACAAAACTACCAAGAAAGTTTAAGCGAGCAACAACGCGAAATATATTTACTTCAAGAAAAGTATGCGGAAATGCAGTTATTAGCACAAGGTAACGCGGATGCAGAAAAGACGATAGCCGAAGCTAAAGGGCGCGAACTTGACGCAATAAACAAAAAGTACGACGAAGAAGACAAAGCACGAAGGGAAGCCGCATTACAACGTAACGCGGATTTAGCAAAGTCGGGGTTAAGCGCAATTAGCGAACTTACGGAGTTGTTTGGTAAGAAAAGCGAAAAACAAGCAAAGAAAGCATTCCAAATTAAAAAGGCGGCAAGTATATCGAGCGCGTTAATAGATACTTTTTTAAGTGCGCGTTCGGCTTATTTATCGCAGTTTACACCAGTACCCGACCCAAGTTCTCCCGTTCGTGGTGGTATCGCTGCGGGTATAGCGGTTGCAAGTGGGTTAATAGGAGTTGCTAAAATAGCTTCGCAAAAATTCGAGGGCGGTGGTTCGGCTTCGGGTGGCGGTGGCGGTGGTGGCGCTGAAGGTGGCGGGGGTGGTATGGGTGGCGGTAGCCAAGCGCCTTCGTTTAACGTTGTAGGCAATAACGGACTTAACCAACTTGCACAACTTCAACAGCAACCGACACAAGCCTACGTAGTAAGTGGACAAGTAACTACGGCTCAAAGTTTGGATAGGAATAGAGTACAAAACGCAACACTTTAATAATAATTAAATTAATAAGATATGAGAATAATCGAACTTATAATAGACGAACAAGACGAACAAAGCGGTGTGGAAGCGGTAAGCGTGGTACATTCTCCCGCCATAGAAGAAAGTTTTTTAGCTCTAAATAAACACGAAATTATATTAAAAGAAGTTGACACGGAGAAACGTATTTTAATGGGTGCGGCTTTAGTTCCAAATAAACAAATTTACCGCAGAAACGCAAAGAACGAAGAATACTATATTTACTTCAGTTCGGACACGATCCGAAAAGCAAGTGAATTATTTTTAATGCGCTCAAATCAAAACAACGCAACGTATGAACACGAAAAGAAGTTAACAGGTTTAAGCGTGGTTGAATCGTGGATAATCGAAGACGAACAAAAAGACAAAAGCAAACTTTACGGATTCGACTTACCTAAAGGAACTTGGATGATTTCAATGAAAGTAAATAACGAAGAAGTATGGAACGATGTTAAAGAAGGCAAAGTAAAAGGCTTTTCAATAGAAGGTTATTTTGCTGATAAATTCGAAATGAGCGCGGAAGAATCCGAAGCAACCGAGGTGGTAAACGAACTTAAAAAACTATTAAACATAAAATAAAAATGAGCAACTTAAACACTATCCTAAACAAGTTAGGAAAAATAGAAGCAATCCACGAAACTAACTTAGGTAAACACGAAATCGAGTTAAGCATAAAAGACAATGCAAAACAATTAGTATCAAAATATTACGGATTAACTGATACAATAAATTCTAAATATTCAGCAATACAAAAAGAAATTCGTCTTTTAACTGAAAAAATAGACGAAGCAAATAAATTAGCAAACGAAATGCCTAAAGTTATTTCTAAATATGAAAATCTTGCTAAAGAATTGGGAATAGACGTAAACAATATTCAAGAATTAAAAGATATGAATTTAGCCGTTAAGGATGTTGCTCAATATAAAACTTTGTCTTCTAAATTAAAATCTTTGTAAATAATAAATAAAATGAGCAACTTAAACACTATCCTAAACAAGTTAGGTAAAATCGAAAAAATACACGAAACGAATTTAGGTAAACACGAAGTTGAGTTAGGTATAATTCAAGACGATTTAAAAAAAATTATATCGGCTCAAAAGGACTTTGAAAATGCATTTTTAGTAATTTCCGCAGCAAGGCAAAAAGCTATTCCAATTATGAAAAACTCAATAACGACGGCAGAAAAATTTTTGGTTCAAGTAGAAAATGCAAAAAAAATAGCAAAAGAATTAGGGGTAAATTTACCAAAAGACTACTTAGACTTAAACCAAAAAGCAGGGGTTTTAGTTGGTGAGGCGCAAGACATTATCGATTGGCTTAATAAGTATTAAACAATAAATAACTTTAATGGCTAAACAAACAAGCGTAACTACTCACACTCGTAAACCAAAAGTAAAACGTCCTAACGTACACGCGAAAAGTAAAACGAGCAAACTAAAAACGAGTAAGAATTACGTAAAACTAAATAAAGGTCAAGGATGAACGAAAACGGGAACAAATCAAGAGCAAGTAGGACAAGCGGCAAACGCGCGTGCCTATGTAAAGATGGAACGTATAAACGAAAGTGCTGTACTGGCGAACTACAAAACCAAGGAATCGGAAGCGACGTAACACCACCGCAACCCGTGCCACCCGCACCGAATTGGAATCCACTACCTTAAAAATGCAACAAACAAAAATTAAATAAGTTATATGATTATGAAAAACGTTTTAGACAAAATCAATAAGGCTCACGAAGTTGAAGCAACTAAGTTAGGTACGCACGAAGTTGAGTTAGCGTTAGTTGACGAATTAAATGCGTTAGAAGATAGGGGTTCTGCGATAGTAGAATTATTTACTAAAAACATAGATAAATTTGAGCAGTTAATTTTATCTATGGAAGATATTACAAAGAAAACTTCACAACAAAACGAAGTAGTAAATAATAATAAAGGTTTGGCGCAAAAGTGGGATAACGAAGTAACAAAAGTTTACTCAAAAGCATTAGATGCGGCTAAACAATTAGGAGTAAATAAAAACGATATTCAAGGTTTAGCTAAATTAGAAAAAACAATGATAGCCGTCCAAAACGCAATTAATAACGCGCAAAAAATTGCAAAAAGATTTTAATTAATAAATAAACAAAATGAAAAATAGCACACTATTAGAAAAAATCAAAGCGATGTTATCTAACGAAGTAAAGTTAGAACGAATGCTTATGGGCGACGGAGTAACCAAAATCGAAGCGGATTCTTTTGAAGCGGGTAAAGAGGTTTTTGTCGTAACGGAAGACGAACAAAAGATAGCCGTTCCCGTTGGAGAATACGAATTAGAAGACGGGCGTATTTTAGTTATCGTTGAAGAAGGTATTATTTCCGAAATCAAAGAAAAAGAAGAAGAAGTAGAAGAAGTTGAAGAGGAAGTAAAAGAAGAAGAGGTTGAAGCAATGCCCGAAGAAGAAATGAGCGCACCCGTTGCAACTCCTAAAAAAACTATTGAATCCATTGTTAAAGAATCATTCTTTAGCGAAATGGAAAAACTTAAAGAAGAAAACGAAGCGTTAAAAGCAGAATTGGCTAAACTTTCCAAAGTTGACGCGATCGCAAACGAAGCGACCGAACTTAGCGAAACACCTACCCCAATTTCTTTTAACCCCGAAAACGAAGCTAAAACCGAGTTTACTAAAATCGGTAAAAAAGCACCACGCGGAATAATGGATTCCGTATTAGAAAAAATTAATAAATAATTAAAATTAAAAAAAATGCCAAATCCAAACATTACAACTACTTACGCAGGTCAATGGGCAGGTAAGTACGTTTCAGCGGCTTTATTAAGCGCACCAACTATCGAAGGTGGCGGGGTAACCGTTATGCCTAACGTAAAATTCAAAAGCGTTATCCAACGTTTAGAAACTACTAACTTTCTACAAGATGCTTCTTGCGACTTCCAACCTGCGGGACAAGTTAACTTAACCGAGCGTATCTTAGAAGTTAAAGACCTTCAAGTGAATATGACACTTTGTAAAAAAGAGTTTCATTCAACTTGGCAATCTATCGAAATGGGTTATTCTTCTTTCGACACTTTGCCTAAATCTTTTGCAGATTACCTTATTGCATACGCCGCTGAAAAAGTAGCCGCTGCTAACGAGGTTTCTATTTGGCAAGGTAACGGCGCACTTTCGGGAGAATTTGACGGGTTATTTACAACCGCTCAAGCGGATTTAGCTTTACCGCCAGCTCAAAATATCGCGGGTGGTGCAATCAACGCGGGTAACGTTATTCCTGCTTTACAATCGGTTTACGATGCTATTCCTGCTTCTTTGTATGGTAAGCCCGATTTAAAAATTTACGTTGCACAAGACGTTATTAAAGCGTATGTTGCTGCATTAGGTGGTTTTTCTGCGTTGGCTACGTCTAACTCGGGGGTTAACGCTCAAGGTACAATGTGGTATAACAACGGAATGGTAACTTTCAACGGATTACCTTTGTTTATGGCTAACGGATTGCCTACTTCTTCTATGATGGCTACAACTACTTCTAACCTTTACTTCGGTTGTTCTTTATTGAGCGACACGCAAGAAGTTAGAGTAATTGATACTTCTGCTACTTTAGGAGATGATAACGTTCGTGTAATTATGCGATACGCTGCGGGTGCGCAATATGGAGTTATCGAAGATATCGTAGTTTACGGATAATCCACATAACCAAAATATAACGGGGTGGTGGATAATACTGCCACCCTTTTTTTTAACATTAAAAAATTTAAATTATGAGCTGCGATATTTCACACGGTAGATTAGAGCCTTGTAAAGACGTTGTAGGTGGATTAAAAAACATTTACGTACTAAATTACGGACTTTACGAAGAAACCGATATTACTTATTCTACTACGATAGGATTAGAAGACCTAATTACTGGTATTTCTTTACCCGCTTTGGTTTCTATTTACAAATTCGAACTAAAGGGTACAAACTCCTTCGAAACCACTATTACAAGTTCACGCGAAAACGGAACTACATTCTTCGAACAAGTATTAAGCGTTCAACTTAAGAAACAAGACGCGATTACTCACAAGCAAGTTAAATTATTATCTTACGGACGTCCTAACATTATCGTTGAGACAAACGCGGGACAATACTTTATTGCGGGTCTTTTACGAGGAATGGACGTAACAGCGGGAACTATTTCTAACGGAACTGCGTTAGGAGATATGAACGGGTATTCTTTGACATTTACGGGTCAAGAAGCTACACCCGCTAACTTCTTAGATGCTCAAACGGAAGCACAATTAGTTACGTTATTAAATAATGCAAACGTAGTTAATTCTTAAGAACTTTGTTTTATATGCGTTAAGGGGGTGGCAACACCCCTTTTTTTATTGCACAAAAAAACGAATTACTGGTTATTAATATATGATAGTAGTCCAAGAACAATTAACAAGCCAAACCTTCGATTTCATACCGCGTTATGGAACACCTACAACGTGCGAACTAATCGACGAAAACACTAACGTACTTACAACGGTTGCGGGTACGTTTACGGCGGGGGATTACGTCTACCAATTTACGGGAATCTTACCCACGGAAGAGAACCAATTTTATTGGATGGTATTAAAAGACGCGAACGGAGATTTAGTATTAAAAGAACGTATCTTTTGCACGAACCAACCTATTAACACGTTCTCGGTAAACAACGGGGAATATGTAAGCAACCAAACAACTAACGACTTTATAATGTATGAGTAATAACGTTCACATATTACAATTAGCAGAATATCAACAACCGACTATTCAAGAATCTAAACGCGATGCGTGGGTAGAATTCGGCGAAGATAATAACTACTTCGGGTACTTAATAGATAGGTACACGAAATCCACTACAAACAGCGCGATAATAAACAACGTAAGCCGTTTAATTTACGGCAAAGGTCTTAGTGCCTTAGATGCTTCGCGTAAGCCTAACGAGTACGCTCAAATGATGACCTTGTTTTCTGCGGATTGTTTGCGTAAAATGGTATTCGATAGAAAACTATTCGGGCAATTTGCTATGCAAGTTCATTACAACGACAAGCACGATAAAATCTTAAAGGTTTACCATATACCAGTAAACTTATTACGTGCGGAAAAATGCAACGATAAAGGCGAAATAACGGGTTATTTTTATTCCGATAATTGGGACGATGTACGTAAGTTCCCACCTACGCGAATTCCCGCGTTTGGACACTCAAAAGACAAAGTAGAAATAATGTTTGTACGCCCTTACGGTGTTGGAATGAAATATTACGCATACCCCGACTACCAAGGCGCGATTCCTTACGCAGTTTTGGAAGAAGAAGTAAGCGACTACCTAATTAACGAAGTTCAAAACGGCTTTTCGGGAACTAAGGTGGTTAACTTTAACAACGGAGTTCCTTCGGAAGAACAACAAGACTTAATTAGTCAAAAGGTACTAAGCAAGTTAACGGGTTCAAAAGGACAAAAAGTTATAGTAGCCTTTAACTTAAATTCCGAATCTAAAACAACGGTGGACGATATTCCTTTAAACGATGCGCCCGACCATTACACGTATTTATCGGAGGAATGTTTAAGAAAAATAATGTTAGGACACAACGTTACAAGTCCTTTACTTTTCGGTATTGCTTCCAGTAACGGGTTTTCAAGTAACGCAGACGAACTACAAAACTCGTTTGTATTGTTTAACAATATGGTTATTAAGCCTTTTCAAGACGAAATCTTAGAAGCCTTAGACAAAGTCTTAGCATTTAACGGGATAGCCTTAAAACTATTCTTTAGAACATTAAAACCACTTGAATTTACCGACTTAGAAAACGCCACTACGGAAGAACAAGTAACCGAAGAAACGGGAGCGGATGCAACTGAATTACATTCAGAACTTAAAGCACAAAGCACGGAAGAACAAATAGCGTTAGCCTTACAAGAATTCGGAGAAGAACCCCAAGCGGATTGGCTACTAATAGACGAAGCACCAGTAGACTACGACACGGACGAAGAAGAAAACAACGCGCTTAAAGGCGAAAAAAGTTTATTCTCTCGTTTGGTTGAATTGGTAAATACTGGCGTTGCATTTCCTAACGCTAAGTCCAAACAAGACGAAGTAATAGACGGCGTTAAGTTTATTACACGTTATGTTTACGAAGGAGAAGACGGGGGTAAAAGCGGTAAGACACGCCCATTTTGTAGGCTAATGAAATCGGCAAAAAAGATTTACCGAAAAGAAGACATTTTGCGAATGAGCAAAAGCGTAGTAAACGCATACTACATAAACGCGGAAGGCGAACAAATAGGCTTCGGAAAAAAAGGCGCACTAACTTACGATATTTGGTTATACAAAGGCGGGCCTAATTGCCACCACCGTTGGAATAAACAAGTTTACGCGCAGTTCGATAGCCGTTTTGGTATAGACGTTAATAGCCCGAACGCAAAAAGAATGGCCGTAAGAAAAGCGGAAAAATTTGGATATAAAATTAAAAACAATGCACTCGTAAGCACTCGACCTATCGATATGCCGAACCGAGGTTTTTTACCTAAATAAAATGGCGGAAGCATTACTAATAACACGAGAAGATTTAGTGCGATTTACCGCACTTAACGGGAACATTGATACTGATACATTCATACAATGGATTAAAGTTGCTCAAGACATCCATATACAGCAGTACACGGGAACGGAACTACTTAATAAGATCAAAGCGGATATAGTAGCGGGAACGTTAGCGAATCCTTATTTAGACCTTGTCGAAATTTACTTAAAGCCGATGTTAATACACTGGGCAATGGTTGAATACCTTCCGTTTATGGCGTACACGTTAGCCAACAAAGGTATCTTTAAGCATAGTTCGGAAAACGCTTCTAACGTGGATAAAAACGAAGTGGATTTTTTAGTAGACAAGCAAAAGTATTTAGCGCAAAACTACACCGAGAGATTCGTTCAATTTATGATTTTTTCGGGTAACACTTTTCCCGAATACTACGCAAACACGAATAGCGACATATATCCAAACACGGACTCAAATTACAGCGGATGGGTAATATAAAGAAGGAATACACGCCAAAGAAAAGCAACGTAATTAAGTTGCAGAAACTAATTAAAAAATTACAAAACGTAAAAAAATGATTAACCACCTACGCGGTCTATCTTTACTTTATTACCTACTATCTTTTACGGGCGTAGCGTTTACGTTATTCGAAGCGCCTTACATATTTATTAAACTTTTTGCAGTTTCTTACGCAAGTTACCTTGTGTTTGAACTTTTGAATTATTACCAAAATGAACACTAAACTCCAACTTTTATTACTTTCGTTTTTAGCTATTTTATCCCCCATTAAAGGAATGGTAATTATAACTATCTTTTTTATTTGGTTAGATTTAATTGCTGGGATATGGCGAAGTAAAAAGTTGAATTTGCCTTTACGCTCAAGAGGCTTTGCCCGTACGATTTCAAAGACGTGCATTTACGCGGGTGGAATAGTTTCGGTTTTCTTTTTAGAAAAATACATTCTCGCGGATTTAATTGGAATCTTTATTACCGTTGAACTTGTGTTGACAAAAGCATTTACGTTTTACTGCGTTTTCACGGAGTTAAAAAGTATTAACGAAAGTTACTACGACGTAACTAAAAAAGACGCTCTAAAATCCTTTAAGGAGTTTATAACCGCGAAAAAACAAGAGTGGGATGAGCTTAAACCTTGACATTCAAAAAATAGTACAAAAGCGTTTATCTAAAGGGCAATTCTTCGAAGAAGCAAGCGACAAAACGCAAATATATTTACACCACACTGCGGGAAACGGAAACGCGGAAGGGGTAGCGCGTTATTGGAATAGTAACGATTCAAGAATAGCAACCGCATTCGTAGTTGGGGAAAACGGAACGATTGTACAATGTTTTAGCTCAAAGCATTGGGCGTGGCACTTGGGTATTGATTCCCAAGACTTCGCAACTCGCGGACTACCTTATAAGAATCTAAATAAACTTTCGGTAGGAATAGAAGTTTGTAATTGGGGAATGCTCAAAGAAAAAAACGGAAAATTCTTTAACTATGTAGGCGGGGAAATAAACCCTTTGTATGTTACTACTTTGGAAACTCCTTATAAGGGTTACAAGCATTGGTATAAATACACGGATTCACAAATAGAAGCAACGCGCCAACTTGTCGTATATCTTTGCGAAACTTACGGAATACCTAAGGCTTATCGTAAACAAATATGGAGTTTAGATAACGAAGCGTTTAAGGGTTCTAAGGGAATTTATACGCATAACTCCGTTCGTAAAGACAAAGCAGATATTTACCCGTGTCCGAGAATGATTAAAATGCTTGAAAGTTTATGATTCGATTAATAGCTATTTTAAGCGTTTTAACGCTGTTTTCGTGTTCAAGTGAACGCAAAGCACAATACCACTACCGAAAAGCGCTTAAACACGGGTTAAAGGTGGTACAAGATAGCGACACGATACGAATAACTACGTTAGATTCATTCCCCGTAATTAAAAACGATACTATATTTTGGGAGAAATTCATAACCACTAAAGATACAATCGTAAATTTTAAGAACGTTTTTGTGCCGACGACACGTTTTCAGGAAAGAATCCGATTTAAAGAACGCGTGAAGACACTTCGAATTGAAGGGAAAACAAAATGGAAAACTGCGAAGGCGGTTCAAGTTGTTAAATACCGTACTTCGTGGTGGTTAGTGTTACTTGCTTTTGTGCTTGGATTTGTTCTTCGGTTCATCTTAAATTCTACCTTTATTTCGCGGGTTCGTCTTTTCTTCCGATATTTCGGGCAAATTTAACGCTTATGAACTTAATTAAACACGGAAAAAATATCCACGAATTACAATTAGTGGGTACACAAGTTCACGTAGCTATGCTATCGGACTTGCATTTTGATAACCCTAAATGCGATTGGGTACTATTAAAAAAGCACTTGGACTTCTGCAAAGAGAACGACATACCAGTAATTATTAACGGGGATTTCTTTTGTTTAATGCAAGGACGCGGAGATAATCGACGCAATAAATCGGACATTAGACCCGAACACAATAACACCCGTTATTTAGATTCAATCGTGGAAACGGCTGCGGAATGGTTTGCGCCTTACGCGGATATTATAAAGGTTATAGGCTACGGAAACCACGAAACCGCTATTATTAAGTTTCAAGAAACAGACATTCTAAGGCGGTTTGTTGACTTGCTTAACTACAAATGCGGTTCAAACGTTCAAACGGGAGGGTATGGCGGTTGGATAATTATTAGACAAAAATTCTACGGAAATGCTAACGTAACCACAAAGGTAAAATACTACCACGGGAGCGGTGGCGGTGGTGTCGTTACTAAAGGAGCGTTAAACCTTACGCGAGCGCTTGAAATGTACGAAGACTTCGACGTGTTTACAATGGGACATATACACGAAAATAGTTCACGTAACGACGTTAGAGAATGCGTAAGCCACAATAGTAAACAAGGTTATTCAGTTAAACAAACCCAACTACATTTAATGCTTACTGGTACTTACAAAGAAGAATACGG